TTTAATTGTATTGATTGTAAATCTTTTGGTGAATGTGATATGTGTAAATATTCTAATGAATGTGATAATGCTTTTACTGGTCAAGGCTGTGATTTATAAGGAGGTTATTAATTTGTATTTGGAAATATGTTTTATAAATAATGAAAAGAAAACTATTAAAATAGGTTCTTTTGAAGAAGGTCTTTCAATACTTACTGATTTTAAGATGGCTAAAGAAAATGATGTAATTGAAATAATGTCAAATGGATTTTACTTTTCTTTTATTAAGCATAAAGTATCATGTATTGAATTTAGAAAATAATTTTTACTTGGTGGTGATTGTTTGATAGATATTAAAATTCTTTTTAAACTTCCTTATGAATATGGGAAAAGTGGAGAAGGTAAAGAGATATTCAAAAAATGTTGTAAGAAATTTTCTAACATTAATGTTTTTGAATCTGATTACTATTACTCTTGTGAAGGTGATGAAGATATTTTTATTCTTGAGTTTTGTTATAAAGATTGTACTATTGTTCATAAATCACTATTAAAAAATGAACAGTTGAAGCAATTAGAAGATTTGCAGAATTATATTTTGAAAAGACAAGGTTTAAAATCTAAGCTTTCTGTTGGTCGTAAAAATAAGCTTTCTAAATCAGATGTTAGTCTTATCTTAGAATCCAATGATAGTTATAGAACTTTAGCTAAGAAATTTAATTGTTCTCTTGGTTTGATTGCTAAAGTTAAGAAAGGAAGTGTTTAATTTTGAAGGACTTTATTAGTGATTATTGTATAGCTGCATTTTCTTTTTATTCTTGTAATGGAAAATCTTTAATTAAGTATAAAGAATCTTTGTATGATTGTGCAGTTAATGAAAGTTATTATTGCAATGCTCCAGTTGCTTTTCTCTATGAAAGAAAGTTAAAACATAGTAGTTCAGAAATTGCAGATATTGAGGCAGTCGATAATGTCGTTTTTCAATTACAGAAAGATGAAAAATATGAGATTCTTAGAAGTATTGAACTTGTTTATTTTAAACTTCCTAAGTGTTTCAAGAGAGGAGATATTAACAATTTAATTATTAAAGCTAGTTTAGAGATACCGGCTAGTGTTAGGACAGTCCAAAGATATTTAAGGGAAGCAAGAAGATTATTTGCTTATGAGAGAGGACTAAGAACTTAATTGTTGTCATAATTCTTTGTGATTATTGCTATATTTAAGCCTATTTTATATTTAAATACATTGAAAAAGTTGTCGCAAATAAACAATATTTTTGTATTATTATTATTTCATAAATTAATTATTAAAACGGAGGTTTTGCTATATGAAAGTTATTATAGAAGATGTTAGATGTTTAGGAAGTGAGATAAAGACTAGTAAAAAAGGTAATCCTTATATAGCTAGTTTGTTTCAAAAAGGTATTGAAACAATTCAGTTGATGTTGCCAGATGGAGTTACTGCAGAAGATGAAAAAAGATATGATTTAGTTTGTGATTATTCTCCTCGTTGGAAGTCAATTACTTTAAAAGAGCTTACACCTAGAGAGTAGGTGAAGAAATTGTATGATAGGCTTAATTATAATAGCAATATTTTTAATAATATTTTTATTCATTGGTTTCTGGTCTTTGGATTAGTTGTTTTTTCCCCACTTATTTTTATTGTTAATGCTAATGCTTATCAGGGAAAAGGAAATACTATTGATGATGATATTGATTTAAGTAATTATTACTATTATGAATTTCCTTATTCTTATTCTGGTGATAAACAGTATTGTTATAGTAATCCTATTAAGCTTGTTCCTTTTAGTCTTTCCAATAATGATGGTAATGTTATTTTTATTTACGTTGATGGCAAGTATAGTTATAAAAGTTCTACTGCTTCAAGAATTTCTTTTTCTAAAAATGGTAATTATAGTATTAGTTCTTATGATATGGATTATGCACCGGCTTTTAATGTAAGTATATATAATGAAGATGATAAAGATGATTATTCCTTTACTAGTAGGTATACTACAATCTATGGGTTTTATGTTCCTAAGCTATTTAAAGACAGTGATAGTAGTTCCTTTGGGACTCCTATTGAAATTGATAAGAATGATGTTAATACTTATCCAGTAGGACATTTAGAGATTATAAATCCTTCAGGAGCTCTTAGTATTAATTATAGTAATAAGTATAATGCTTATCCAGTTGATGTTAAGATTAAAGGTAAAATACCTTTTCAAATCAAATTTGGTCAAGAATCTGAAATATCTGCAGATAAGGTTAAGTCAATTTTGCAGAAAGAAATTTATAATACTATGGACTTTACTATGATTGGTAGTAATAATACTTATACTCGTTCTGATAAAACTTTCCTAAATGATAATGACCCAAAGCTTGTTGTATTTGGTACTAAATCTGATTGGATAGATAATGAATATTTAACTTTTGAATATACTTTTAAACTTTATTTAAAGGATAAAGGAGATTATAATTTTAATTCTTTTACTATTAATGTTCCTACATGGTGGGAACACACATTTTTTGGCATAGGTACTGATAAGTTTAAAGATTTTAAAGCAGATGATGTTAAATTTAGTATTAATGCTTATAAAGATTTAAATGGTGATGGAGTTGATGATGAGACAGGAGAAGTTATCCCACCCCAAACTGATTTAGATGTTGATGATGATGATTGGGACCACATGACTTTTTTAGAAAAGGCAGAGTATTTAATTACTTCTATTCCTAGTTTTTTAGGAAATATATTTGATAGCCTTATTAATACTATTGCAAATACAGTGCAGTTAGTTAATTCTGTTGTAGCACAAGGTGGAACTATTGCAGGACTTGTTACTAATTTATTTAATTTCTTCCCTGCTCCTATTCCCGAGATGATTACTGTTACTATTGGAGTTATGATATTTATTACCTTTCTTAGTTGGGTTAAAAAGTAGGTGAATTTATGGAGATTATTACTACTTTACTAAATTTAAAAGTTGATTGTTTTGGATTTTCTATAAGTCCTTTACATATTATTATCTTAGGTATTTTTATTGATATGTTTCGTAAGTTTTTCAATCAAGGAAGTGGTTAAATTGATAGATTTAAAACCATGGTGTGGCACATTTGAGTGGCAGACTATAACTATTAATAATAGTAATTTCTGTGTCCCAGATATTGAGTTTATATGTAGGTTTATTATTTTATGTATAGTAATATATTTTCTTATTAAAGGATTTTTAAATATATTAAATCTTATAAGATAGGAGGTTATTTTATGGAAACTGTAACTGTAACATTGGGTCAAGCTCTTTCAAATGGTAGTACAATTCTAAGTACTGGATGGACTTTTATCAGTGGTAATGCTGTTCTATTTGGTGTATGTGCACTAGGTTTAGTTAGTGCAGCAGTCCATATTGTTAAGTCTTTATTTTAGTTTATTTATTTTAAAGGAGGTGATTACATGACTGAGGCTTTAGCGTCTGGAGTAGAGATTTTAAACACTGGTTGGAGTTTTATTTCTAGCAATGCCGTTTTATTCGGCGTATGTGCACTAGGTTTAGTTAGTGCAGCAGTTCATATTGTTAAGTCTTTATTCTAGTAATGAATAGAAGAAAAAGGGGCAAAAAGTTAATCTTTTGCCCCTTTCTTCATGCTTTTAGTCATGTTTAACATATGCGTGAATATAAAAATTGTAAAAAATTTAAGTCTAATCTTCAATTTATTATTGGAGATTGTGGAGCTGGTAAAACAACTTATGCTGCAAAAGTTGCTAGTCAGTATTTAAAAAAAAGTTACCCTGTTTATTCTAATATTTATATTGAAGGTTGCAGGCAATTTGTTATTGAGGACCTTATGACTTATGAATTTGGTGATGGAGCTGTCGTTATTCTTGATGAAGGAGCGACTTATGGACTTGCATCCAGAGGAGATGCTCATAAAAAATCTAACAGTCCAAAAGTCATTGAGTATTTTACAATGTATAGGCATTATAAAGTTCAGGAGATTATTATAATATCTCCAAGCTTTCAAGATATAATACCAGTTGTTAGATCCAGAGTGAAAAAAATATATGTTGTAAGAAACTCTATTTTATTTTCTTTATTGTTGTTGCCTATTAATATTCCTTTAGCTTTATTTCAAAAGAATCTTATTAGAGTTAGTTCTATTAAATTTATTACTAAAAAGATTGAAGTTGTTGGAGATGGTAAGAATGGAAGTGGTTCAGAACCTAGGGAAATATATAAATGGGTTCCTATTACTCGTAAATTCTTTATCCAGAACTTATATTATAAGTATTTTGATAGTTATAGCAGAAAAGAACTTCCTTCTAAGATATGGCATGTTTGGGGAGAAGAAAACCGTTCAAAGGAAGAAATAGAAGAAAGAAAACAATTAATATCTTCTTTTATACACTCTCTTGAGAATAGAGAGCAACAATTAAGAAATAACTCACAATAGTGTCAAGGGTGCCGTAGGCACAACGTTTACCCTTGACACGGTTAGTGTTCATATGCTTTTGCTTTAAAGAGGTTTCAATGTTCATTT